TTCCATCAAGAGTTGTCGCTATACCTCCCCATGCTGGTCCGGTATACGTGCTTCCGTCAGGTAGTTTGACGGTCACTGTTCCCGTTCCGCTGAATACCTGCTGCCAGTTCTGTTTGTCGTAATTCAGTCCGCGCAGGGCTTCTGCACTCTGTGCTACCAGCGCCGCAGTGACCATATTCAGCGCCACGCGGGGAACAGCTGACCAGGCCGCACCAGATTGTGTTGGTCCGGTAAAGTTACTGACCAGCGTCAGTGCGGCACCGCTTTCCACGGACTTAACCGGGAGGGTGTATGGAATACCACCGACCGTAACGACAATAAAATCACCGGCCGCCACCTCTGTGGTGAATGACGTACCGTTACCGCTTACAACGGCAGATTTATTGGTGAGTGTAATTGTTCCTGCGGACATAGAATCTCCTGAACGTGCATAAAAAAACCCCGCCGAAGCGAGGTTTAATGATTTCGAAAATTTACTCTCTAAAACTACCACTTCCTCTGACAATGCTAATCATTGGGGAAGAGACACCGTATGTAATGGTTCTGATTTCCCCTGCAGGAATATAATATGTTAATGTTAATTCAACGGTTACATTCGGAGTTGTAACTCCTTTTACTGAAAACCTTACTGGTACAGTACCGCCATCACTTCTGCGGGTTGTCTTTTTTGTGCCATTAATATTTATAGTTACATCAATATATGAACCACTACCCGACACCATGCCTGATAGCAGAATAATATCAAATATAACCGTTTTTGATAGCGAGTCAGTTGCGCTATCTGTGAAATAGTAGTTCCGGGATATTGAGCCAATTAACGCTACAGAGCCGCTACTCTGTTTTGTTTCTTCCTTAATATCGTTGAATACATTTGCATTTATAATATCTCCGATAAAACTTTTAGCCCTTACTTTTCCTGTAAACTCTCCATCACTTGCATATACAGTACCTCTGACTGTTACATTATTGAATTCACTATTTCCATTTTTATTGATATGCCATCCTACCGAGCCAGGTGTATAAACATTCGACTGTATGTACTGCCCAATCTTGGCGTTATCTATGCTGCCATCCTGAATTAACGCATCACGGATAAATACCTGTCCGTTATAGACAAAGAACGCAGCAGTATAATTACCAGGGTCACTTCCTGAATAAATACCAAATTGATCAGCAGCAAAAACCACAGTCGATTTATAGGTGCTTCCTGATGGCTCAATGGATATACCAAAACCAGCGTTATAGAGAACATCATTTCTTTTAATGCCAAGATTAAGAGTATATGAAGCTTTAGCATTACCATTATCTTCAACCTGAGCAGTAAGCTTTTCATTTACCGCCGCCGTTAACTCTCCGTTCGGGCCAATTTGAGCCTGAACATAGGTGGATAAATCAGCAAATCCCTTTTCAGCAGTAGCTACCGTGGTTTTTACAACCAATATATCAGCCCGGACCTCCCCATACTGAGCCCACTGGTGTTCCACGGTTCCGTGGTTTGCCAGCTCATTTGACATGATACCTTCCAGATTAGTATCAACACCCTCCTGAACATTTTTAAACGCATCTGACTCTCGTATCTGCTCATCAATAAGCTCTATCATCCCTGGAATATCAGATGACGCCTGCCCGGATGCTTCAACAAATTCAGATACCCCGAAAGCATTCCTGGTGCGAACATAAACGTAATATGTTTTATCAGCCTGTAGACCATGAAGGGTCCACTGGTTAGAGCGCCCAAGGAACTGAGTCTGGTCTTCAATTTCTGCCGGATTGACGACCTGATTTTGTCCGGAATACCAGAATTCAAACGAGGTGTCGGTCGTTGCCGTAATGCGCATAACAGGAACCAGGTCAGCAGAGAACAAGCCGGGCGTCCAGATAACACTGGATGGCGCAGGTGGTGCGCCGATAACCATGCTGATTTGTGTCTCTGCGCCTTTCATCCCGTTTTCATTACGACCACGAACACCCAGCGTGTAGCTACCGGCATTCAGACCAAAGAACTCATAGCGGAACTGGTCTGTCTCGTATTGTGCCACTACTTTCCCGTCATCGGTGTATACATACACTTCAAACATCAGCTTTTTGGTGGTGGTTGCTGTCTCCCACGTGGCCGTAACCTGGACAGTCTCAGAGTTGGTGTTGATGATACGCAGGTTTTCCACATTCGGTACGCGGTAACCGTTCAGCGTATCGTTGGGAACTTCAAACACCGCCCCTTCATCAACAATGGCCTGTTTGTTCGGATCATGCTGCGATGCGGTGATGCTGTAGACAGAATTGTTATCGGTCTCTGCAACGCTCAGGATGCGGAAGAGTCTGGTTGAAACGTTACTGGTAGAGATGGCAAATACAGTGCCGTCACGAACCCATGCGGGAGTCGTTTTCAGCGTCACTACATTGTCGGCAATGCTGGCAATCACGTACTTAACGAATTTCCCGTCACTACCCATGATCGACATGGTGTCGCCTTCTGATATCAGAGACGAATCAACCGCATCAACGGTAATTTTGTTACCCGCATGCGACATAATTCGGCCACCAAGACGCGCACCAGCATAGTTGTTGTCCATGATTTCAACGATATCACCCGGCGTGAAGTGGATAGCATCTCGCGCCATCTGGAAAGACAGCCTGCTGCTTTCACGCTTTGCCGTTTCCAGCAACCATTTACCGGCTCGCCATGCCTGACCGCGTGAGGTACAGCCGAACGCCTCCAGGGTGGTTTCGTTGTAGTTTCCGCGAGCAATCATCTCATCGTCGGAAACATACTCTTTTACCTGCTCCCAGCCGTTATCCGGGTCAGTCCAGGACACAACAACGGCATTGTATTTCTCTGAACGCTTCACGGAGCTACGCTTGAATTCGCCATCAACCACGTTAGCATTCGTGATTGTCGCAATTGGGTCTTGTGGCGCATCCAGCATTACTGACAGGCGCATACCGTCCCATAATGCAATTCCACGGAACATACTCGCTATCTTGTCGAGAATGTCACGCGCACTCGCCTGCTCGGTAATATAGGCATTCAGCGTCATCCTTGGTTCCTGCCCGCCGTAGCCATCGTTAACAAGCTGATCGCAATACTGTGACAGGACGTACAGCGCGCCGTCATCTACATCGATATAACCGGCACGCTTCGCCAGGCCAAAGCGGGTATTCTTCGCCAGTTCACGGAACAGCCACGCCGGGTTGTTAGTCCACGCTTTTTTGAATCCGCCAGTCCACAACCCCGAGTAAGTTCTGGCAATCGGATCGTAGTTGTCAGGAACGTCCACAATCAGGCCGCGAAGATGATATGTGCGACTCGGGGTGTCGGTGTACTGGTCACGGTCAATAACCGCACCAGCAATAGCGGAGAACGGATAGTTCAGATTATCGTCGGTGATCTCGCTGTAGCTGTTCCAGATGGTGCCGTTCGACAGCAAATCACTGGTGCTGTCCGGCGTAATACGCCTGACACGAATATCGAACGGTTTGGTTTCTGGCGCATCAATAAGGTGCGCCTCAAGATACTCGCCGGAAATTTTTCCTGGGCCTATAGTAACGTTTTTTTCGATAACCCACCCGGTTGAACCGGTCCGGGACTCAATGACCATAGTTACTGAGGTGTTCTTTTGGTTACCTTTGGTGTCTTGCTCAACTAACCCTGTTGTCCCGACGTTGAAACGAACGCGGGTTACATCCTGATCGGTTATGGTGCGTACAAGTGGTGTATCGTAGGTAACTTCAGTATTGACGATGGTTGTCGCTTCGATTGCAGAGAAACCATTGATTGGTAATTGATTTTCAGAGCCCGGTCGCCATGCAACGCTGATACCGTTAACACTAACGTTTCCGTTGGCGTCAGTAACCGGCGTTTTATTCAGCCTGAATGAAGACAAATGTGACTGATCAATCGGGCCGTAGATTGGTCCTTCCGATATAAGGTCCAGCACCCGGTAAAATTGTTTTGATTTGAGGTTATCGTCAAGGAGAGTTGGGGTTGATGCTTTACCGCCACCTGAAGACATAGCGCCACCTTAGCTAATTGATTCTGTCCAGTTCTGGTTGTTGCTTGTGTCAATACCGAGAGAAATGACGTTCGAGCCGACTTCCATTTCCCCGAGAAGAATTGGAACCGGTCGCCCCTGACCTACCCTGTTTTCTGCACTGGTAAATGAATTGTTCGTTAATGTATTTGTTTCCACCGCTTCTGCCGACGTTTTCGTTTTCATGTTACGGGCCATATAAATAGAGTACGCAACAGACGCAGCGGCGATGACCAGGGTGGCAACAAGGGCAAAAGTTCCCGAAATAGCCCCCTCAATTACCGGCACAAACAACACTGTGGAACCGTCTTTAAGGTTTCTGTCCATATGCCACTGGACGGAATCTCCTGTCACCTCATCACCAGCGACACGCATCCTGATACGGGAACTAAGAAATGCTTTTTTAAATTCGTGATTCTGGGAAAGGAGTAACCGTAATCCCTGCGCTGGCGTATCAACGTTCAGAGGGACCTGGCGGTAAAATCGGCGTAAATTGCCAGCAAATTTAAAGATGAGCACTGTTCGTGTCTCCATATGGAATGCATCTGCTTAACGTATGCCGGACGCATAGTCTCTCTCCGGCTCAGGTGTCCAGCGTGGTCGTGGTGAAGCACCATGTTGTCATCGAGGAGAATCATTGCGTGGCAAGGGTCGGCGCCGGGGAATGGCTGCCTGATGATCACATCACCTGGTTGCGCTTCGCCCGGCGATACCTGGTGGAAGCCATTGAGCGGCATGTTTTTCAGGTATAGGTTTTCACCACGTAACCACCAACCATTCGCACGCTCAAAGCTTGGCAGGTTAATACCGCACAAATGATATGCGTCTCTGAACAGGGTGTAGCAGTCCATAACACCATGCTCGAACCTGCGCCCCAGCAGGAATGGGACGGGCCTGAACTTCAGAATTCTTCCAGCGCACGCAAGCCACCACGGAAGTCCTGTAATCCCTTGCATCTGGCGATCAGCACCAGACAGGAACGGTACGTTTTGTGGGTGCGAGTGGAACACCGCCACTACATCTCCCGCTTCCTCGGCTTTCAGCCAGTCATCATCGCTGATGCGGAAATGCTTGCCCGGATCGGGATGCTCATTCCTGCAGCGGAACAACCGATCGCCATCAAGGATTAAACCGCACACCTCATCCTGCGACGATGCCGCATATTCGAGTAACTCTTGCATCAGGAAACCTTCTGAGAGCCGGGGAAGCTGCTGATTGGCATTGGTTCCGGTCGCGGATAACGGAAGCGGCAGCCGCTACGCCGGTGAGAGCACTTGTCTTTCGCCGGGTCCGTGGTTGGATTGTCGCGATCATCTGCAACGGGAGGCCCGTCATATCCACACCCGACGCCGCGATACTGCCACTGGCACACGTCCGCCAGTATGGTCCGAGCCGGTATAATGGCGTTATCACAGTCAATCGGTGTCGCCAGCGTGTAGGTCACCTGCTCGAACGTCTCTTCCGTCATCTCCTCAACAACGTAGCGAGAAACTGCTTCCTGCGTCGGATCTGCGTCAGGGTTGCCATTGGGGAAGTTCACCGCGTCCAGGTATTTCACCGGAACCTGACGGCGGGTGATCACCACCCCAAGCATGTCGTCGAAGTCATGGTTTATGCCCGTCAGTAAACCCGTGACGTTCGCCACCACCATTGTTGGCCGGGCATATGTGCCTTCGTTCTTTGACTCGAACCCTTCGACTGCTATCGGGTATGCCTGATACTGATTCCCCTTCCAGATCACATTTCCGTAATATCCATTGGTGCCGGAATGGAACCGGATAAGGTCTCCGCCAAAGGGTTGCAGGTCGGCTTCGAACAGGTCGATAAACGCGCCTACTCCGGCGTCGACGCTATCAATAATCATACTGGCTGGCATGTCGCGCACGGCAAACTCCCATAAAAAAGCCACCAAGTGGTGGCTACTGTTTGAATATCAGGATGTTGCTTACTGATAACCCTGGTTAACGTGTAAGCTCAGCCCGTCAGTGGTGGGACACTGGCGTACTCAATAAAGAGGGAATGGCTGATCACCTCTTAACGAAGGAATAATATGACCAAATACAAGTTTGAAGACGTTGATACCAGGTCTTCGCCTAACGCAGAAGACATAGCGTATGCTCTCATGGCTGCATTTGGAGCGCTCGCTTCAACCGTTGTCGGAGAGGATAAGGAAAAGCAGGCTGAGTTGTTCAGAAAATTCGATCAGGCGTTGACGCACAATGAAGGGGCAAGTAGCTATATTGAGCTTGCCCGGATTGCACAGGCTACGAAATTTTCCCTAACCGGACCGCAGTAATACCATCAGTTTTTTTAATTTCAAGCGCGGCTCTTTCTTGGGCCGCATTTAACACACCACCAGGGCGGCAGGCGCTCGCAATTTTTTCGGATGCTATTTTACGCATAGCCTCGCTCATTTCACCGGTAGTTTTCTGCTGAGCAGCCATATTTGCAATAGCCATTTCCAGCGCTTCAACGCGTTGTTCCAAAGTCATAATTATCCCCTTATCGTGGTACCTGTTCAAACGTTGCCGTCAGTTCAAATAGCGGCCCCGTCTTTGTTAAACTCCAGGAGCGGCAGACAAATAGCTTCTGTACTCCGGTATCCGATGGCGTCCAGTAGAAGGATTCAACCGCGCCCCGTGCTTTTAGGAACGCCTCAGCATCCTTGGCAGAATTACTCCGGCAGACACCGCCTACCCCCCTGAAGGTCAGGGAGTATTTATCCATCAGTGGATTGATACCCTTCACCTGTCGCTGCTCGTAGCCGTCACCGAGCTTAACAACGGCTACGTTTGGGGTACGTTCAACCTGGTAAGCGCGCTGTGGTGTCCATGAGAATGTTTCTGGCATTAGCGTTTTGTCCTCGGCTGTATCAAACCACCCGGGCGGGATGCCTGATCATTAATGTGGAACAAAGTAACCTGCTTCATCTTTTGCACTATCTGCGCCATGGTCGCATCGTCTATGCCGCCGGTGGTGTTGATTTCGAAGGTAATGTGCTGCACTACCCCTCCGCCACCTCCGGCCTTATCAGCAGGAATAATCTTCCCTGACTGGTTCGGGATGAATGCCTGCTGCCCCCCGGCGGTCTGGAAGATTTCAGAACGGCCATCCTCGTTGACACGATAGGCGTTACCAGCAGAAACCGTACCGCCGTAGCGACGACCGCCACTCATGCTGACACTTGCAATATTCGAAAGCAGGGAAGCACCGGCCGAGGCGATGGCTGCGTAGTTCGCCATTTTTTGTGCTGGCGTAAGAGCAGTCGGATCGGCCATGGCTTGCATAATCGCCGTGTTGAGGCTAAGGGTCGATTGTGCTATGGCAAACGCTTTTGCCGCGGCAAACATTGCAATATACGCGCCGCTACTTTTCCCAGAAGTGTTTTGAATCATTGTCGCAAGGCTATCAAAACCTTGTGAGGCTGAACCAAGGATTGCGCCTATAGCAGTGGCTTGAGCGTTGGCTTCGTCAATCGCTATCTTTCTTCTTGCGTTCGACGCCTGAATTTGAATAGCTGTCTTTGCATCTTCATATAGCTGAGTATTCTGCTTATCTATCTGTTGATACTTGGCTAGAGCAGCCAGTTTCTGCTGCTCCTGCAAATCGATTTGCGCTAAAGGATCTACCACAGCGCCGGTGACTGCATCAGGCATAATCTTTGCCGCTACAATTTCCTGCTCTGCGTATTTTTTCCCCTGCTCTGCCTGCTGGCGCTGCTTAACAGCATTAGCTGCGTCCCATTCTGCGGCAGCATATTTTCTTATTTCATCAATTTGCCCAGCCGTAGCGCTTTTATTAAGAGACTGCTCAGCCCTTAGCATGGCCTGTTCGCGTGACAAATCCTGTGTTGCCCCGGCAGCAGTTTCTGCGCGCTGCTTATAATCAGCAATTTTCTGGGCGTTGGCCTCCATCTGAGTGGCTGCGCTTTTGCCCTGCTGTTCATTCTGCTGCTGCGCTTTGCGTCGTGCCTCCTCAGCTTCCTGTAGATCGTAATTCTCTGCAGCCAGACGCTCAGCAGACGCGATCTGATTAGGGTTGTCAGTAACCTTAGATGCCGCCATTCTGGCTTTTGCCACTGCCCGCTGGCGTTCATCCTGTATTTTCAGAAGCTCGTTCTGCTCTTCAAGGTTCAGGATTACTTTATCGCCATCGGCAGTTGGAGGGGCGATCTGTAATGATTTGGGATTGAAGTTCTGCCCGGCCTGATTGGCCCGGTTGATTTCATCGGCAGTTTTGCCAAAGGCTCTGGCCACAGCCCCTTGCACCTGCTCAAGGGTAGAGCCTTTCTCTATTAGGCGATCATGCACCCCCATCGAGGTGAGCATATTGTTATTAAGAGTGTTCTCCATGCTATCGCGGGCCTGGGCTGTACGAGTCAGCCTGTCCTGATTTTCCGCACGATCGCGCTCTTTCTGATTTATCAGATTGGTCAGCTCTGCTGCTTTCTGGAGTAACCCATTACCTTGCTCTGCTGTTGTATTGAACTGGCTCCCTTTCTTTATGTAGTCATCACGTTTAGCAGTGAGATCTTCAATCTCATCGGTTGAATCCGCTATGGTTGCCTTTAGCCCTTTCAGGGCGATATTGGCGTCTGCTATAGCCCCTCTAAGCTGGGTGTTGCTCATCGTCTTCATAGAGCTGTTGAGCTTGTCCAGACCATCAGCAAAAGCAACCGCCTCTTCCTTCGCCTGCTTGGCAGTTTGCCACCAGTAAAGCAGCGCGGATGCAGCAATCATTGCAACACCCGCCGGGCCGCCAATCAGCGAGAGAGCGCCACGAGCAAGTCCAAACCCCACCGACGCAGCGCGTGCCGCAGCCGCAGCCCTTGCAGTAGCTGCAGCCTGGGCGGTTTCGGCTTCCACCAACGCCAGCGAAGCAGCGCGGGCACGTGATTTTGCTGCGTTGAGATTTTCCAGCGCCGTCATTTCAGCACTACTGCCGCGAGCAACATTCAGTTCAGCCTGAGCCAGCGCAACGGCTGAGAAAGCCGCTTCTTTGTCAGCAAGAGTTTTTCTCTGCGCTGCGTTAGCAGCAATGAGTAATGACTGCGCAGACTGGTTTTCTGCAGCGGTCTGCTGGCGCGTGGCGGCGACAGACTGAAGCTTGCCACTTACTGCGTCTTTCAACGATCCGGCATAGCGCCCGGCCATTACCAGGGCGAATGCTTTGGCGGCCAGTGTTGCGCTGTCGATGTATCCCTTCATGGCTTCAGAGTTTTCAGAGAAGCTCAGGATCGTATCGGCTGCGGCGATGATGCTGTTTGTGAAGTTCTGAATTACTCCGGTCTGCCCTTCAACTGCCACCAGCATAGAGGTAACGGCGGTCCGCATCCTGACGCTGGCATCAACCAGATTATTAGACATACCCGCAGCTGCAGCTGTGTTTGCCTCGAGTGACTGCTTCAGGCCTTCGGTAAGATCCGAAGCTGTAAGCTTACCTGATGCGCCAAGAGCGCGGACTGCTGCAGCTGATTTTCCGCTAGCTGTAGCAATATCGTTAATGACTGTCGGAATGGCTGTGGTGATAGACTCCCACTGGTCGGCAGATACAGTGCCGGTGTTTATCGCTTTGGTGAAGGCACTAATAGCAGAATCAGCACGCTCGGCAGATGCGGCGTTCTTCACGAACGCGTAAGACATGGAGTCCTGAACGTCGATTGCCTGTTCGGTGGAGTACCCCATGCTGCGCAGTCCGTCAGCACTACGGATATAAAGCTCCTGGGCCTCTGCCAGCGAACGATAAGTGCCGTTAGCAGTATTAAGTAGACGCTTCTGTACCCGCTCGAACTCATCCTGGCTGGAGGTCGCCATCTGTACGCGTTCGGCCATCTCCTGGTAGCTTTGTACCATGCGAGCCATTTCACGGAGAGTGCCAGCAGCAATAACCAGCTTGAGTGTCGATGCAAGTTTTGTTAATCCCGTATTAAGGGCATCAGCAGATTTATCGGCCTTTTTGAATCCTGACTCCATGCTGTTGGTGACATTAACCACCTGCTTATCAGCTCGCAGCAACTGAGCGGTATCGGCCTTAATCACATATTCAATATCACCGACGTTTTGGGTCATCATCTTTTCTCCGGGCAATAAAAAACCCCGCCGGAGCGAGGTTCATTTTGATTCGTTATTTAGTAGCCTTGAATTGCGTTTATCGTCATCGACTGATTGGATTGCTGGATGATGCTGTCGCTTGTTTTCATTTTTACCTTGGCATCTTGAATACCTGTATTGATATAGGTTTCACAGTCGTCCTTGGTGATACTTAGATTTCCTCGGCGTGAAAACTCAGCTTGTATTTTTGGGATGATTTCGGTGTTCCCGTAACCCATAGCCTGCCCTTTTAAAATGCAAAGACCTGCATCATCATATGACGTCAAAGGTCTCTCTTGAGCGCAACCGGCTAATAATAGCGAAACCCCAACCACAAAAAGCACCTTCTTCATATCCCTATCCCCATCAGTAAAAGATGGTCAAATCCTACCACCTGTTGACGGAGAGGTCAGCAGGGATCGCGCGACGACAGAACAGTTACAGATCACTTGGTGACTAAAGCAATGAATAATGGAACGAGTATTGCAGATACCAAAAGGCCAACCAGCCATTTTTGGTTGTCGTCAATCTTATCAATGAACCGCTTTTCCATTGAGGAAAGGTTTTGGTTGATGCTTTTCAGCTCGGATTCAATACCTCGGATGTTTCGCTCTCGCAGTTCGTCTGTGGCTTCAAGTCTTGCAAGTCTCTCGCGTGTGTACATATCGCCTCCGTCATACATGGCAACAGGAAAACCCGCAGTTAAGCGGGTTTGTGGTAATCGTGATATCGGTTACAGGTTAATGCGATGACATGCCTTATCACGAACAGCGACGTATGAGGCCATTTCTTTCATCGCCCAGCTCTGCTCAGCCATGATGGTGCGCAGCGCCTTTAGCTCAGCGCTTACCGCACTAACGTCGTATCCGGCGGCTGTGAGTGCCGAAACCAATTTATAAGCCGGGCTGCAATCAACCAGTGCCGCGCGATCAAGGGTTATCGTATCACCACATTGTTGACGAATAACTGTATACGGCGCGTTTTCAACAAACCAAGAAATCGGGAAGTTGATATCCAGTTTCGGCGCGGGTAGTTCTTCCTGCTTGCCGAGGAATTCACCTTCCAGAACTACGCGATGAACGTATTCAATAGCATCATTAATCTGCTCAGGGGCTAAATGTTCGATACTATCGACGTTGAATCGCTGATGGATCATTGCGTACGCTTCTGGGTACATAAGATGTTTTTTGCTGACCAGCATATTCACAGCGTCGCGTAACGGCGTTCTTTCATCAACAGTTGTCTTTTTGCGTGGGTTTTCAGCGCCACCCTTATTCCAGTAGTCATGCAGAACAGTGAAACATTCTTCTTGATACTGAATCAGTTTGTCGCGAATATCGGCACGAACTTTCTCAGGATTGATACTGAACAACCATCCATTGAGTTTCTTCAGCGGCAAGCAGAGAAGCTTGCGGAGTTTACCGTCAGCAGCAACCATATTCATATGAATACAGTTGAATTTCTCCAAGCACTTCATCAGTTTCTGTTGCTGAGTCCCCCAACTCATGCCGAGATTTTCAACGATTGGCTTCATCGCTACATATGCCACACCAGCAACCATAGCAGTAATGATTTGCTGACCGTTAAACGGCACGTAAGAGGTGTTAACAGCTTCAAGAATTGCTATACTTGTCATGTCAATATTCCTAGGTGGTTTGTTGATAACGAAGCCCTGACCGCTACAACGGTTGGGGCTTCACTCATTCTGGGCATTTAATCCCTTGACGCTCTGCATATTCTCTCATCGCTCTGACCGCCTCTTTGCTGAAAGACCGATCACTCTTCTTGGCCAAGTCCTCCATCGCTTTTTCCAGCCACTCTGGCAATCTCAGTGTTTTAACTTTCATATCTATTCCTTTGTATGTGGTACGCATACATAGTATGTAGGTACGCATTGATAGTCAATAGATACCTACTTAATCTGTACGAAAAGATTAAGAGGTCGTTATGTCTGATAGAAGGTATAAGCACCCGCAAGTCAATTTAAGGCTACCTGAAGACTTGAAAGCCAGGATAAATGAACTGGCCGAAGCTAATGGAAGATCAGCTAACGCCGAAATGGTTGCTGCCTTAGAGGCGTGGGCGGAGAAACACAAAGGTGCCCAAGCACTGAACCTTGCCTCCATAGCGGAAAGACTGGCATCCCTGGAAGAAGAAGTTAAGGCTTTGAAGGAAAATTAATTATGGATAGATTCTCCTCAAAAATAGCCACAATTTCCGGCATGAACAATAAGGAAATAATCGATCTCCATATCGCCATGCAGGAGGAGATCAAGAAACAGTATCACCTGAGAGACAATCCAGAAAACTTACAGAATGCCATTTCGCTTTGCGAAAAGTGCATTGCTATATCTGGAATCGTTATTCAGGCAATGAAGAAAAAACATCGATCTGATTGCGACGAATACGCCAGAGTAACGGGTCGCTTATCACCTAACTCAAAGTTTTATTACCCCAACCACTACGCTGCATACCAGCTATGTGCCATCCTCAAGAAACAAGGCAATGTAAATCAGATATCCTACATTGAGGACAAGATGATTCGTGAAGGCTGGGGCAGCGGTAAAAGCGTTGATCTTCTAGATTTATAAGCCCACCTGAGTGGGCTTAAGTTGTCAATCCAGAAATCTTGTCCCTGTCACGAAATCATCGCTTCCAACACGATGGCTACCGTAAGCGGCATCGTAACCAACACCCAGCTCAGCGGCTTTCGTTTCGGCTACATCCCTGGTGGCATATACCCCGACAAGGTGCCAGGGCGAAGTGCGCACAACGCCCCAACCTAAGACCCATCCATTATTGTCAGGGTCGGCTTTCAATCCATCTGCTACAAACATGCATATCTCCTTGGTTAACCAGACTGCATGTTATTTCTCAGCGGATAAGTAAGGCAAGTACGGATAGCTCAGGATAGTGTGGCCTTCACATTTAAGCCGGGGATATCCCCTTTCGCAAACTGAATAGATACAGGGCCGTCATCAGCACGTACTTCATAGTGACGGACAAATACATCTGAAATCTTGCCAGACAGGGAATCCTCAACCAACACGCGATTACCCTGCAAGACCTTAAATCCAGCGTGCATGATTACAATACCATCGGATGAAAATTCAATTTTGACGCTCTTCATTAATTGTCCTTTGATGCTCATTGGTAATTGTGGTATTTCCCTGTTCTGGAATCGCTTTCCGACTCGTTCAGAAACCATTTTTGATAACATTTTTCAGCCCTCCGCAACCTAAGTGGACCATTTAATGCGGCCCATGCCTCTGCGCATCCATCGCCAGCATCTGCTCTGCCCAGTCCATAACCTCGTCGTATTTCTCCTGGGTTGGCACCTTCCCTTTATCCTTCTGCGGGAACTTGGCATTCATGGCAGCCAGGAAGCTGGTCATCGTCATGTTCCAGGCGTCCGACTCGCTCATTCCGAGGTGGGCAACGGCGGTGTAAACGAATGACCGTACATCGAATTTGTCGCTGTATTCGCCTTTCTTTCCTTCTAGCTCTTCCGGTGGCTGATCGCCCATTACGCCATGAAGCATCAGGTGGCGGGCGAGTTGAATAACATCTTCGATCGGAATGGCTCCCGGCTTGAACAGCAGCCGTCCTGCCGCATTCACTGAGTACGAACCAATCACCTCTGCAATGTTACCTTCTGAGCAATGCCGGACTACGCTGGCAGCCGACGCAGCCATTTCAGCAAAGCAACGAGCGTTAACAGCCTTCAGAGTCTGGATATCGGCGATATGGTGTTTCGGATAGTGCCCGGCATGAACCTTCACGAAAGCATCAACAATCTGTTCCGGTGAGCCGATGCGCGACATAGCGAGAAATGAAGGGTTGAGGAATATATCTTTGCCGCCTGCTCGAATGACGGCCTGACCGATATCGGTGATTGCTTTCATGGAAAATCTCAATAAAAGGGAGGCTTAGCCTCCCATGGGTTTAGGCTGCGTTCACGGTTACAGTAGCTGGGCTGGAGGTTACCGATCCGGCGGTTGAGGATGTAACCTGACAGGAGTAAGAACCCGCGTCACCAGTAACGACGCTCGCCTTCGTGTAGGTAGCGTTCGTCGCACCAGAGATGTCAGTTCCGCCCTTCTTCCACTGATAGGTCAGAGTGGAGCCGTCAGAGACATTGGCTGCCACCGAAAGATTGAGCGCATCGCCCACCGTGAGCGTGCGGTTCTGCGGCTGCGTAGTGATCGCGATTACGGCGCCGACGTCGCGTACATCAACCTGTCCCGCACTGGATGCTTCGATAGACCAGGTGGCGACATCGTCGTGCGGCGCTTCATCGCCCCATGACGTCACCATGAACGGACCTTCGGTGATATCGTTAGGGGAGATGATTTTGAACCACACATACGGCTGGTTGCTGGTCTCTGCCGGCGGATTATAGACATGACGCTTCAGTGCATTCTGCGCGTACACATCTTCTTTGCGGGTAACACCGTCACCTGAGAACGAAATATTCTTATAGGTAACAAGATTTTCCTGAGTAAATGCGGCGCTCATATCGCCGGTTGCATCTGCGGTTTCCCATTCAGCATTTACTGTTTTGCCGCGCATCATGCCGAGTCGACGGTAAGCGCTTGCGGTGGGTTGTAGTTCCGGGCAGCCAATCGCGTAATAAACGACGACGTCGCGCCCTGTGAAAGCACCCGCTTCACATCCTGCCATAATTTTAACTCCTATTACCGTGTTGTTCGTGATAGCCAAGCTCTCTCGCCCTCAGGAGATAGGCGCAAGAAGCCTCTTCCGGAGTTTTGAATGAACCAAGATATTCGTTTCTGCCATCGTTATTCATAATCTGCGCAAACCATGGTTTCTTTCTGTTTCTATATGAGACGCCAGGCAGACCATGCCTATTTGTTATTGGGGTGGCCCTATTTCGCATATTCAATTTGTGGGAAACATCGCGAAGGTTTTCCATTCTGTTGTCATCCCTTATGCCATTAACATGGTCAATCTCACCCTCAGGCCAGCAACCATGCATAAAAAGCCATGCAAGCCGGTGTGCCTTATGATTTTTCCCACAAAGCTTAATTCGTAGGTATCCATGCTTAGGATCCTTGCTCCCCGCAATTTTCCCGGCAAAGTGAGAATTTGACTGATTACATGCCTTCACACTGCTGAAGTGGCTTTTCGGCCTCACTTTCCAGGTAAATAAACCAGAATCATGGTCATAGGAAAGAGCCTCACGCAGATATGCAAAGGTTAACTCCTGCATGTCTTTATCTCCGTGTTATCTGGAAATGATGGTTTGAAAGGAAATATCGAAGAGGTAACGCCCTTCTTCGGTCTGGATGGCGGTGATGCCGCCTATTGGCTGCATCGAAATGATGCATTCGGTTTTGTAGTCGTCGATCATCGCCTGGCGGATGGCGTCGGCGCGGTCTTCAACCTGGTTAATATCGCTGTCGTTCTGACCTGACAGGAGGAGGATGCGGAAATAATCGCGGGTTATCGCTTCTTCTGGCTTGCCGCCACCGTTCTGCTGGATGACAAGGTATCTTTCCCCCTCGGTATTCTCCAACTCATTCCAGAATCGCTTCTGGACGCGATAACCAACATCAAAGCCATGCGACTTCAACCACGCTCTCAGCGCGTCATACACTTCGCTACGCGTCATACTTTGTACCCTTGCTTGATGATGGCCTTAATCTCGTTGAGACCGTCACGCTCAAAGCCTTTGGTCAGGAACCCCGGCTCGGCATCGGGATCCCAGTAATTCCCCTTCCCGGTTCCGCCGCCAAATTCTTTTCCAGCGCGAGTTCTTCCGAAGTGTCCACGTGGCTGACCTTTTAGCTTCCCTGACATGCCATGAACGGCGGCAGCGTATGCAGCCGTGTACCCAACCTTTCCCTGCATCCCTCCAGATATAGGTTCAAGCTTTCTGTACTGGCTGTTGATGAGCGTGGAGGTGTCAATGGGAGTAAGTAGTGCTGCATGAGACGATCCTACAATCATGACCTCGGTCAGCACTCTTTCTGTGCGTGGCCCGGCAATTTCTGCCAGCACCTTGCGGGTGTTCATCTGAACACGCTTGATACCTTTAACGGGCATGATTACCTCACGTCAGAATTTTGTAGTCCGACTCCTCGCCGAATGGTGACATATCCCACTCGGTGACCGCTTTGATGACATTGGCACCAGCCTTCAGCGGATCCGTCTGCGCCGATGTGTCACCTCTGGCGATGTACCAGTCTCGCTGCGGCATGGTTGAGCTGACGCCGTTACGCTTCAGCTCAGTGAAGAAAATCAGGTTAGTGGTGAACTCTTTACCATTGGCATCTACCGCAACCTCATTGTTAGCCGTCCAGGTGCAGTCAATCAGGTATGGTGTGCCGTTTGTCCAGGTGTTGTTCCAGTCGTCATAGACGCGAGGGTAGACAGTGGCGACATTGGTGTAAGACCAGTTAGCCGTGGTTGACACTATTATCCTCCCACCGGATAACCTCCGGATTCTCAGCGGCTACCTTCCGGCACAGCAAATACCATTCACCGTTACTTTTAACGTAACCCGTGACCCGCCGCCCGCAGTCAGTGATAACCCAGACCTTTACGAAGGGCTCAGGAAGCCTCTGCTTGACCGATATCAACCCCATCATCGACTCCCGTTGCACATGCAGCCGCCTCGGGCAATCCAGACGCCAGCAAAAGCGGTGTTAGTCGGATCAGGCGGGATCAGGCTTGTAGCGCATCCATACTTATCTAGTCCCCTCAGAAGCCCCAGAGAGGCTTTCCATCGGTCAGCAAAAGACAGGTACCGAAATGAGCGTGATGCGCCGTTGGGCCCTGTCTGAGAACTGATGTATTTGTCACCCTGCCCCAGCGCCATTAGCCCCAGCAGGTAGGACTGTATTAGCAGAGCGGTTGCGGGAGGGTAATGCGCATCCAGACACTCCTGAATGCTGCCAGCCTGCTCTAAAAGAGCCTGCAGGA